TCAGTGTTGTCTCTACGCGCCTTTTTCTTAGCACCAGGCATCTTAGAAGGGTTTATAGCGCCCATACCACGACTAGGTCTCATACCATTTTTCCTCTAGTTTTACCTTTAACTGCACATCCATCAGCCCGTTTAGAGGCACTAGATACTGTACCACCAGCTTTTAACTTAGGTTTTGGTATATTACTACCCATCATGCCCTTTTCAAGCTCAATTTTTGCCCCAGCTGCGCCACTAGGTTTAGGTAATCTACCCATATCCTGCAGTCTTTCCGTATAGGTACGTTGGCTTTCAGCTTTAACTTTTTCCCTTTGCTCTCCTGCTATTTTGCTTATTTCATCCCTAGCCTTTTGAGCCTTCTCAGCTTTTTCTAGAATTTCGTCAAACTTTCCAGGACCATGCTTTGGCTTGGCTGGATACTTCTCCTGCCCATCACCGCCAGTCTTTTTAGAAGGGTCTACAGGCTCAATCGGCATTTAGCACATCTTCCCACGAGTTTTGCCTTTGGTAGCAATACCATCTGCTCGTTTAGAAGCCGAAGATACTGTACCGCCAGATTTATAGGATTTGGTCTTAGCTTTTACTCTACCGCCCTTACGCATGAACGCGCCACGTAACGACTCATACCCAGGGGCTTCAGTATCTGTTATACCGTATCGCTCAGCATTTTCTCTACGCATAGCCTCATCACGCATTTCTGCTCGCTCTGCACGTTTTTTAGCTAGTGCCCCAGCTTTATCGTAAGTCAGCTTTGGAGTAGGCGAAGGTAGAGCAGGGGTACCAGAACCAGAAGAAGGAGCAGGCAGTTTTGGTACTACATACTCTTTTAATTCACGGTTTCCAGCTATTTTACTAGCTAGTCTTTTACCTGCTTCCTTTAGAAGTTTTAAACTGCCACCACCAATAAGCATCTCTTCAGGATAAACACCTTGTAGCGGTTTCTGTAATTTCTCTAAACGAGCTTTCTCTTCTTGATAAGAAGACGGTTTTGGCGTAGTTTTAACTGGAGTTTTTCCAGCAGTAGTAGCAGGGGTAGTCTTTGTAGGAGCGTTGGGAACTCTAGTAGTGGTCGGTAATTCATTTTCTTCACCATACCCAGATTTGCCAGCTGGAGAATCATCCCCCATTTCAGAAGCCATAGGTTTCTTGTCGGGCACTGCTCTACGCATGCGAGCCAAGATGTACGGATCAGTACGATCAGCGCCGCCTAACCATTCTTCTTGTTCGGCGCTAAAACCGCCTTCTTGAAACTTACGAATCTTCTTTTTCATATTAGCAAGCTCCGCCTTTATTCATCTTAATCATAGTAGCTTTAGTTTTGCCTTTAGTAGCAACGCCATCAGCGGCTTTATGCCCAGCAGCGAGACCACCTTTTTTGAGGGTGGTTAGATTAGTTTTCTTACCACCGTGCTGTTGCTTATCGTGCATACCAACGGCTTTTTTGACAACCTTCTTGTCCATCTTAATATCTTCGTGTTTCATAGCTCCACCTTTTTTAAACGTTTTGCCTTTATCGGCTTTCATAAACTCCTCCCCAACTGAAGAAGGTACTCCTACTTTTTTGGCAAACGATGGATTTTTAGCTACCGCCGCCATGAATTTATGTTGCTTTTTAGATGTACTTGGCATTATTTACTTTTGAATAAGTTGGTCAATTTTGCTTTCAAGCTTGTTAAAGCGAGCATCAATGTGCTCCATAATGTTTTTAACTTCTGCTTTAGTAACGTTTTCACGGGCTACCTCTTCTCTTGTCTTATTTAATAGAATATCAATTCGTTTTAGTTCGTTGAATTTTTCGTGCATGACGTACCCAATAAACGCTATAAATATTGTAAGTCCGCCAGTCCAAAGTTCCAACACATTCATACCATTTTCCCTTTGGTCTTACCTTTAACTGCACATCCATCAGCACGTTTGGAAGCAGATGATACGGAACCACCAGATTTGTAGGTTTTACTGCTAGTTTTATTTTTAACTGAACCACCTTTTTTCATACCTGGGACTCTTGCTATTGGTTGTCCAAATCCACTCATTAGGCTTGGCGTTTGTGTTTGACTTGCAACTGGATTTGGTATTAAAGCCCTACCACCCCTCATTGCATTGCCCATCCTTCCTTGTAATAACCCTTGCATTTGCTGTGCTGGCGTAGATGCCAAACCAGCACCTCCAGGTGGAGGGGTAATACCTGTTGCACTACCACTTTGACTTGCAACTGGCATTGGCGTTAAGCCACTACCACTTCTCATTGCAGCACCCATACCAGCAAGACTCCTCGTTGGGCTTTGCTGTGCTTGACTCGCAATTGGTTGTGTAGATTTGGGTGCTAGTCTCCCAAGTGCATTTGTTATTGATTTATTGAGACCTGTAAGTTTCATACCATTTTACCTTTGGTCTTGCCTTTGATACAGCAGCCGTCTGCACGTTTGGAAGCAGAAGAAACTATACCGCCTGTTTTGTGTGCTCTTGGTGTAGCTTTTGTTTCTGAATCGCCACCAGACGTTTCTTTTTTGCGTTTTAATTCTTCAGTTTTGTCCGCTTCTTCTTTAGCTTCACGTTCTTTTTTAGAAACAGATTTTGTGTGTTGTAAATCCGCATAGCCAGCACCTAACGCGGAAGCACCCAGTCCAACAAATGCGCCTATATCTTTAGCAGTATTTTTATCGAGTTTCATACCATCTTCCCTTTAGTCTTTCCACGGACTTCGCAGCCACCGCCACGAACCGAACCGCCTTCTTTGCAGTTCCAAGCCCGTAGGGACTTGTTGATGCGTGAGTCTGGATCGTTAGCGGTTTTAGCGGAAGTTAGCTTACGCTTCATACCCTTCATGCGGGCGCAGAACGAATCACGTCTAGAGCCACCTTCAGGTTGTGGACGCTTTAGCCCTGGTTTCCCAGGATTGGCTGCATTGTAAGACGCCCTGCCCTTGGCATTTAAGCCTCCTTCAGGGTTCTTACCTTCTTTGCGAGTCCAAGCAGGTGACTTTGCCATACATTAAGCCTGCGCTTCTTTCCAAGACAAACGAGCATTAACTGTAATAGCCGTTGCTGTCAAAGGAGTTACACACACGTACAAAATATCTGGACCGTCTGGGTAAACACCCGCATAAGTATTTGGTACAGAGTTAGTTATACCGCCACCTATGATTGAGTTACCCAAATCACGAACCTGAGATAAGTCTAGCGTTGTTTCACCGTTTGTATTGGTAAACGCAGCTGATACAGACTCGCCACCTTGTACCTGTGCAAAGTTAAAATTATTTACAGCAATTTGAGCCAATGATGATGTATAAGCTCCAACACCCTGTGTTATTGGCGAAGTAAACTGACCACTAAAGCTTGTGGCAAATCCATTTAGAACTAAGTTAACCAATAGTGGTCCAGTTGCATAAATACCTAACTGAACTAACTGTAACTGCATACGGTTAATAACTTCTCTTGCCCCAAGCACACCAACAGTACCGTTATCCGCAGATGGCGCAACACGGATAGCAAGAATTGGGGTAAGTTGAGTAGTAGACGTATTTGTAGTTAATGGTGCGGTACCGTAGTTAAAAATTAACGATTTATCATCATCAAAGCGACCATCCATAATTACAGATGAACCCCAATGGGATAAAGAAGGTACAGCATCTGGAGAAGCTAGTTCAAGAGAGACTTGTGTACCGCCAGTGAAATTAAACGCACTTGGAAAACCACCAGTAACGCCTCTAGTTAAACCATAAGCAATACCATTACTTGTTATAGCTGAATAATTTATATACTCAATAACGTTAAATGCTTGTGATACTTTTATAGTACCAGAAGGAGGAAATCCCGTTGCATCAGCTAGTTGTATTGACGATGGAGTAACAAGGTCTCCAGCAAGATAGTCATTTGCCCTAGTACCACCAAAACCACGAACACAGCCAACTAGATTAAGCCCTGATATACCAGAGTAACTAATATATTCAGTAGTCCCTGAAGTAATTTGTACTATACCGCCGCCAGTGTTAAATGAACTAGTGAAGTTAACTGGGAGGGTAGTAGCCGTGTTTGATACATTTGAAGTAAGATTCGCTGAACTAGCTCCAAGCTGCTGTACTGGGTATGTTACTGGTCCAAGGCTAGATAACTCATAGTGAGCACCCATGTTACCAGAACGCATATAGGCTTCAAACTGTCTATTGTTGTTCTGAATTTGGTGTACATAAGTAACTTGACCGTTAGTACCACGAAGTCCATAACGAATAAAACCAGCACCATACCAAGAGTAGTCGATATACCACATCTGCATACGGGTTAGATCAAGGTTATAGCCAGAAGGACCTGTACCATCGCATCTATCTAAATTCCATTGAGACTGTGGGATTCTTAAATCAATAGTCTGAGAAACAAGCGCGTCAATAGTTGATTGTCCACGATACTCTGGGCTTATATACATTAAATTATCACTATTAATGTCAACTATACGATAGGTTTGTCCACGAATAACGATAAACTGACCTGGTTGCAGTTGAGTTGTAAACTGTGTTCCAGTGCCATTAATTTGTCCAAAACCTTGAAATGTTTGAACAGTACCGCTAATTTGATTTATGCTATTGCGCAAAACTACGTATAGTTGTTGTCCGTCGTATTCAAAGAACATACCATTCTGTTGGTCAAACATACCAAGACGGCTAACAGAACCATACCAAGATAACGGGGTAACTCTAATTCCAGGACCTGTCGCAATACCAGCAGGGATACCTGAAGAAGCTACATAATAAAATATAGTTGGCGAAATTATTTGGGTAACTGTAAATGTACCGTTATAGTAACCTTGGTTAGCACCCTGAACTTGAATCCGTGTACCAACCACTAAGTTATGGTTATAGCGAGTATTAACTTGAATAGTACCACCGCCAAAACTATTAAGATTATCTACAAACAAAGCTGGTTTTAAACACGAACCAGTAGAAAACTGCATACCTTTACCAGATTGATAGCGGAAATAACGTCTTGTTTGACGGATCAACTGTGTATTAGGAACTGCTGCGCCTGATGAAAACGCTACCCCACCGTCAAAAGTACGAGGCTCAACATAACCAGCTGGACGAGCAAAAAGAGTTTCTGTGCTAAAAAACGAAATACCAAAGTTACTAGTAAAACCGTTAGTTGTTATATAAAATTGATTATATTGAGGCACTGACTGAACAATGTACCCTCCACCAAGGTTACTAGTATTAAAAATACGAGCAGAGTTTAGATAAACAAGACTGCCAGCACTTAAACCGTGAGATTCATTAGTAGTAATTAAAGTTACGTTACCACTTTGAATCTGTATGTTACTAATCCGAATACTGCACCCAGAATAAAAATAACCAAGATAAACATAGCTTAGTGCAGCACGGAAGTATTGGACGCTGTTAACAATGTTAAGTGCACCAAAAGTTAGTGGAGGGGCTATAAATGCTGTAACTGTAGTATTTGTTCCACCAGAATAAACCCACGCCCAACCATTAATAGTGGAGAGTAGAGAGTTTTGAATGTAAATAGGCGAGTTATTTGGAATAGTACCCGTAAACGTAATGTTTACTGTACACTGAGAATTGCTAAGACCTACAATAGAAGTAACGTTTATAGGCTGTTGCGGTATGTAATAACAGCTTTGACGGCTATTTTGAAGGGCAATAGATTCCCATTTGGTAGGCTGGGTACCGTATTCAAAGTCTGTATCAACTAACGACTGAGGTGTTGAAACCCGCATTTTCTGTACGGGGTCTTGTGCCCAAGGTACAGGCGCGATATAGGGAACACCTGTACCCGAATTTTGTGTGCCACCTACAGGCAACGATTTATTAGTTGCTGTGTCTACTACTGTCCATCCTGACATGATATCTCCTTAAATTTTTAAAAAAGGGGGGAAGTCCCCCCAATTCGGATCAATTAGTCAAAATTACCGTATGGATATGCAGTTGCGCTACCAATGTTTGGATCATTTTGTATATAACTAACAGTAAGAACAAGCTGTCCAGCATTAACAGTAGTCAAGCCACCAGCTGCTTGCATAGCAATAGTAATAACAACTTGAGACAAACCAGGATTTCCATTAGTTCCTGGCACATCTAGCGGGGTAGCAAATGAAGTTCCATACGCAAGTTGCGATGGAGTATAAGTTGCAGTTATACGACCAGTAGAGGTTATGAATCCAGAAGTAGCTAATATTCCAGGTATAGTAGTAAAAGTATTGGAGATAAAACACGAAATATTAGCAAGAGCACCACCAGCATTAGTTGGAAGTACAACGGTGTCAATAAATACGTTTTTAATTGTGCTACCTACTGGTATATAGAAAACAACACCACGATAAAGGGCTGATGCGCTATCAGGAGTAATAGTAGCTGGTGTGTTAGTACCTGGGGTAAATACGGTACCGTTTGTATTGGTAATGCCGTTAGAGGCAACAAATTGACCAGAAGCGCCACCATAGGCTATGGTATTTGGGGTTGTATTAGTTAACAAGATATTAGCTTGTTGAGTTAATTCTGCGTAACCTACGTTACGTTGTGGACCAAAACGAACATCACCCGATAGAATTGGGCCTTCAAATGTGCTACGTGCCATGATAATAATCCTTATGCAAAAGTCCCCGTACCAATCGTTGCATCGTCTGCTGGGGCAGTCCAGTACAGGTAATCACCCAGATAAATTTAATACTACACCAAATTATAAATAAAGCAAATAAAAAAGGGGGCTTTTGGCCCCCTTTCTTTTAGATTGAACCGCTCGATCCATACATTCCGAGTGGGTCAGACCAACCAAAGCTATAACGCTCACGGGTCTTGTAACGCACGTTTCCAGTGTCAAAGTCACCGTCCATCGAATTGCTCAATGGGGTACGTACAAAGTGCTTCATACCGTTAGGTACATCAGTGGTCAAGAACCATGCATTGGTGTCGGTCAAGAAGTGGTTAACAGTGTAACCATCTGGAATCGAACCGTTGTTCTTAATTGCATTGATGTCGTTATTGTTGGTACCAACACGCAATTCAGTCTCAAGCAAACGAGTTGCCACGAACATGAGTGCGGGTGGGATTACCAGCTTCTTAGGTTTGGCAGCGATCAACAGACCACGCTCATCTGTCCAAGCGGCGATCTGAATAACTGCGTTTTCCAACGAAGTTTCGTTCAAATCAGCTTGGGTAGCTGGGGTGTTGCTGTTAGTACCGCCAGATACCAATGGGTGAGCAGTGCTGAAAAGAGAAACGCCGTCACCGCCTGTGTAGGCAGATGAGAAGCCGTTATTCAATACAGCAGCAGCTTTAACCTGCTTGGTATAAGACATAGCACGAGCCAGACCTTTGGTATAGCGAGCAGCTAAAGAATCATAGAGGTTGTCCTCAATTGCCTCTTCAGTCAAGCTAAAGCCAAGGGCGATAGTTTCGTGGTTGTAGCGAGCTGTCCAAGCCTCTTGTGCATTGTCATAAGCGATGGCAGAACCTTCGTTTTTGACTGGTGCAGCTGAGAATCCAGACAGTTTTGTTTCTTCTTCAAAAGAACGCTCAGAGGTCTCAGTTTCGTAGATCTCTTTGTGTTCTTCACCGTAGCGAGCATACTCCAAACCAAACAAAGCGTTTAAGCCTGGGAGCAACTCTTTCAGTAGTTGTGCACGTGAAATAGCCATTTATAGCTCCTTATATTGTAGCTGAGTTGGTAGTATTGCTATAGTAACTATGATTACCAAAATTGAATTTTACAATCGCTTCTTGATAAATCGTAAATACCATAGTGCTGTTAGCTGGAATAGTAATAGCTGTAGAGGCAGTACCTAACGGGGAATTAACCGTTACAGCCTGAGAATTGATATTGACAGTTTGTGAGCCAGTGCCTGTTACAGCGGCTGAAACACGCGAGCCAGTACCAATTAATTGACCATTAGCAGCTAAATACGCAACATCCGTTCCAAGTGGAAGCGCTCTTGTAAGACCAGTACAAACTAAAGCTGTACTACCACCGCCACTAGATAAAGTCGCTGTAGCAACAATAGCTGTGTCAGGAACAACGTCAACAATACGTAAAGGTAAAGTTGAAGTATTCGCTGCTGTACCAGCTACGATAGCATTAGACGAATTACCAGTATTGATGTTACCAGCCAAGTCAGAGCCTTCAACGTTTTGACCGATGTCCATACGTGCGATAGAACCAATGGTGGTACCGCCTTGAGCAGTAACAGCAGCTACGCGGAACAAGGTGTCAGGGTCGTCAGTTACAACAGCAACTGCGTCACCAGCCAGAGTACCAGCGGGCCAAAATTGAGTAAACTGCTTTTGCTTGGTTACTGGGTTAGTGAAAGAACAGCCTAAAAATACACCAACAACTCCAGTACCTGCCTGACCACGGGTAGCGGCATTACCTAGAGTCAAAGAACAACGCACGGCAAAACCACGCTCAATACCTACAACATCGCCATAAAAAATATTAGTGTTAAATGCGTACTGAATCGGAATATTGCGAGTCGATCCAGCAAATACTTGTCCACCAATAAGATTAATAGGCTTCAGCCCGTATGGGGCGTCAATAATAGGATAAGCCATTTAAATCTCCTAAAAAATTAAGTTCCTTTTCCAAAGCTAGTCGAGGACTTTCTCTCGTTAAAGAGGGGCATCCTTGCGTCGCTTTGGCGCATGAGATTATTGTCTACAGCCTCCGTCTGTTGGGCAGTTAGCTTATCGTAATGAGCTTTCCGTTGTGCAACAAATTCTTCAGGAGTCTTGCAAAGCAATAATCCGCCAATCTCAATATTGTCTTTAAATTGACCATTGGGATTAGCTAACAGTTTAAATTTGGGTTGTTCTTCCAACGTGACAGGCTCCCAACCTTCTCTCAATTTCGATGAGATATTGCGTGGGTCTGCCTTATCCAGCATTGAAACACGAATCCAACGATACGCATAACCAGCCTGTTTATCAGGCTCAGGGAGAAGATCGGGGGGCATCCACTGTTTAGGACGCTCAGCTACTTCACGGTTATCTACTTCTCTTTGCAGTCTGTTTGTTGGCATTTAAGCCTCCATTTTTAAAAGTTCACGGGCATATTGCTCTGGGGTTAGTCCTAACTTCTTCGCTATCGATAACTGTGACGTATTCAATTTTATCTTCTTCGAAGAGGTACTTCTACTCGCAGGGGCAACAACTGTACTCGGTTTTACACGAGCCGCTACCTTTTCATCGTTTCTATCATCGTCAACTTTTTCATCCTGAAAATTTTCAGGAAAACGCCTACGCATAGTTTCATCTATGCGCTTGTAGTACTCGTCAGTGGTCGCATATGCTAGTCCGTTTTCTTTGACAAGCTTCTCGTGAAGCCCTAAGGCTAGGCTTGTCATTTCGTCATCTTGACCAAACCAAGAGTTACGCTCTTGCCAAGCCGAAGCTTTTTGGTCACGGACAGGCGCTGCTTCCGTCTGTTGAGGTATTTTTACTTCATTTTCTTGCTCTTGTAAAGCCCTTCGCTGATTTATATTTTCAGCATAGCTAGAAGCTTTGTCAATTTTCATCTTGGCAGAGGTTAATTTATCCTGTGCTTCGACTAATTTTTCCGAATCTCCAGCGTCATAGGCTTCTTTATATTCCTTTTTAGCCATTGCTAGTTCTTGCTCAGCACTCGTTTTAAAGGAGTTAACTGCCGCTTCGTCACTAGAATTGACCCTACCTTTAAGCTGTTTTATCTCTTCGTAGAGCTTTTTAGCTACTTGAACCGCCTCTTGTTGCTCTCGTAAGGCTTTCTCTTTCTCTCTACGCTCATCGTGATAAAACTTCCTAAAAGCATCAATTTTGCTCTTTGCCTCTTCAGAGTATTGGTCTAGTTCGTCTTTCTCGATCTTTTCAATGAAATCAGGCTTTGAGACTCTACGACCCCTGTCTTCGATGGGAGTGTCGTCTTCAATTTCAATTTCAATCTTATCTTCTTCTACGGGTTTACCCTTAGCTTCTACTTCTTCTACGGGTTTACCCTCATCTTTTACGTCATCTACTTCATCAGGAAACTTATAGTTATCCATATCGTATTCTCCTTATTTACGTTTAATGCCACGGGGATCGTCAACTACGCCTTCCACAGAATCATCGTTAATAATGCGGAACTCGCGCCCGTGAATAACCAATCTAGTGCCAGCGTTAGGTCTAACAAGGACAAAATCACCTTTTTTACACCAAGCCCCAGTTGGGAAACGGGTTGGGTCTTTATAGCAATCTGGACCTAAATCAATAACGAACAATACGGTCGTCAACAATTCGTCATATCTTAGGGTTTCGTCTGCTTTTAAAATCCCACTATCAAACTCTTTCTCGACCTCAGGAATAGCGCACAGAATGCGATAGCCAGAGGGTTTAGGGAGTTGTGTTGCCTTTTCTTCATTTGATTTATCGAGCAGCTGCGTCAAATCCACTGCTTTACCTAAATCGATTGTTTCACTCATCCGAGTTCTCCATTTTGTCTTTGAGGTCTAATACGTAACCCTTTGCAAGGAGCAGACCTCTAATCTCTCCACAAAGCCTTTGATACTGAACGTGATCTAAATTACCTATAACTACCGATTCTTTTAACTGTTCTGTCTTTTCATCTAACTGTTTAACTAAAAGTTCTAACCCTGTCATTTGTTGCCTTTCTCGGCTTTATTACTTCCTTTATTACTCTCCGCTATGGCTAATTGAGAGGCTATTTGCAGCTTTTGGGTCTTGATTTGGTCCTTAGCTTTGACAATATCTATACCCATTTTTGTGCCCTCTACCGAGTCTTTACGATCTGCTATGTCTTTATCTTTGGCGATTTGGGCACCTAACTTATGCGCTTCAAGCTCTAACTGTCCTTCTATACGCAGTTTTTCAATCAACAAACGCTCTCTTTCGTTCTGGACATCGCTAGTGTCTTTTGCAATCTTGCGTTGTAGTTCTGCGGCTTTAATCTCCAATTCTTTAATCTGCATCTGGATAATTGGATCTTCTGCCTGTTGCTGGGCTTCTTGTTGCGCTGCAGCAGCTTGGTTCTGTGTAAGTAACTGCTGAGAAGCTTTAGCTACCAAACGAGACAGTTCTAGCTCATACTCTTGTGGCAGAGACGCCTCATCATCGTCCATATCAACATAAGGTATCGGACCACCAACTTGCTGCTCAATAAGCTGACGGTACTTAAAGCCAAAATGCTCCGCAATATGGGCTTGCATCGCAGCGGTTATCTGCTGCGCCATGGGGTTTTGCCCTAGTATTGCTGCCGTAGTGGGGTCCTGCAAGAAGTTATTGTGAGCCATCAAATGCGCATCGTGATCCTGATACATAAACGCTTTTAGCGGTTTATTGCGCATCGCATCCATGTTTTCCGAAACGGGGTCCCTCGGCTTCTGATCTTCCTGTAGCGGGATAAGTTTTTGTGCATTCCTGATACCAAGGACGTCGAGCATCTGACGATGTAACTGCGGAAGGTTATAGATCTGCGGCGCCCCTTGTGCCAACTGGAGAACTGCTTGGTACTGTACGATCTTCTGCGCCATTGTCGCTGCATTTGGGTCGCTGACAGGTATGACATCAACCAAGTCGTAGTCCGCTTTTTTAGCCCTCGGCGTACCTTCCTCTGGGGTGTAGCTATATTCATCTGGCGTATAGTCACGGATTATTTCCTTTAACAAGCGTAACTCTTGCTTCATCGAATAGTGGACTCTTGACTGAACCGCACTCATCACCTTCAGGGTTCTCTCCAAAATTGCCAGAGTCGTCCCCACAGGAGCCTGTGCGCTCATATCACTAACCTTCATATCCCCTGCCGATGCAAAGCGTCTGCCTTCTTCGACAATGGTTCCAAGTAAACTATACAAAACCTGACTTGGCTCTTTATATGGCAAGGTCATTAAGTTGTCTTTGATCGCTCCACTTGGTACATCAACGTCACGGAACTCTCCTGGGCTTATCGGGGTGTCGTCGCCTTTAACACGCAGTCCACGGGTCTTAAAGCCACCTGGCAGATTCGATAAGGTTCCTGCATCAACGAGTTGTCGGATAAGAGAAGTACTCGACTTAGCAAAGGCGCCAACCAAATGAATAAACCCGAAGCAATAAAAACCAAAGCCAGGGACATAGCCATAATGTACAAAGTGTTGCCTTTTTTGTTTGGTTTCATCTTCAGGTCTCCAATTCCTACGAATAGACAGAACAGTCTGTGTGCCCTTTTCAATGGTGACGACATAAGGTAGTGCAATACCTGTCATCTTTCCGTCTTCCTTGTCCTCATAGCCAGGCAGATCAAGGTCTACGTGCATTTCTAAAAGCTTATAACGGTCGTCCGATGTAGCTCTAAAGCCCATCTTCTCCGCTATTTTCTTTTCTACTTCGTCTAAACTTCCGCTAGGAGTGTCAAGTTCAACATCCCGATAAAAGCCTGCAAACTGCAATCGCTTGACTTCATTCTCGGTCTTACGCATCACATGTGTCACGCGTGGGGAGCTTTGTAGATTAGAAGCACCGTATGGAACCACGATGTCTTCTGCTGGAATAAACATAGAAACTTGACGTTCCATGTGTGGGTCGTAATACACTTTCTTAAACGCATTACCCGCCAAACCCAAGCCCCATATCATTCTTTCATGCTCAGGTCGGTATTCCTGCATCACATCTGTTAACTGATGATTCATATCATCTT